AAAAATAACATTACATCCATATCAAAAGAAGGCACTAAGGATGATTAGAGATCAAAGGTTCAGCATCATGCTTTTTAGTCGCCAAACTGGAAAATGCCTTGACGCCAACACTTTATGTAAGGTGAGGAACAAAAAGACTGGTGAAATACAGGAACTTACGATAAAAAAGATTTTTGATATTTCTTCTATTGAAAAAGAGTGAAGTCGTTATAAAATATAGATGAGTTATAAAATCATCTATGAAAAACAACACTAAATTCTGTAAAGTCACCGGAAAAGAACTGAATCTAGAAACACAAAAAAGATCAGGAAATGGCTTATTCATTTCTACTGCTGTAAGAACATTATTCAAACAACATAATAAAGATGTGGAAAAAGCTAGGGAAGCCCTAAAAAGTTACTATTGGGTTGAAGAAGCCAGAGCTTATTATCCAGATTGGATGTCTTGCGCCAGAGGTTTAACGATGGCAGATATTCCAAAAGAAAAACAAAAAGAAATTTACAATAGAGAATTTTTATCTAAAACTAAATGTCAGCTAGAAACATGTGATAAAAACATTTCTTATGACATGCGAAGCAAATCGGCATGTTGTATAACACACTTTAATCAAGCATATGATATTAGAAATAATAAATTTGATTTATCTGATTATAATTGTGAATGTTTAGAATGTGGAATGAAATTCGCCGCTAATATTGCATTAGGAATTCATATTTCACAAAAACATTTTACATCTGAAGAGTATTACATCAAATTTCACAAAAAGTCAGAAGAAGAAGGATTTTGTAAATGGTGTAAAACAAAAACATCTTTTAATTCAATTCAAGAAGGATATAATAAATTTTGTTATAACACTAGTTGTAATGTAAACTACTACAACAAGTACGAAAATAGGCATGAATTATGCGGAGACGCTATTAGTAAATCTTTGGTAGAATCACAAAATATGCCGAATCAAATTGGATACTGGACTAAAAAAGGTTATTCAGAAGAACAAGCAAAAGCTTTAGTATCCGAACGACAAACTACTAATACTGTACCGAAAATAATGAAGCGAGAAAAATGTGACGAAAACGAAGCCATTCAAAAACGAAAAGAAATAACAAAAAAATGGTTAGATTCGTTTCCAAAACAAAATTATTCAAATGTTTCGCAAGAATTATTCTGGCATATACACGAAACTATTAAAAATGATTATAAAGAAATTCATTTTGCTACAATTTTAAATGGAACTAAAGTTTCTGACGGAACTAACAATGAATTTAGAATTAAAACAGATAAAACCGTTAGATCATTGGATTTTTTTGTAAAAGACTTAAATAAAGTAATCGAATTCAATGGATACTATTGGCATGGTAAAAAGAATAAACATTACGATGAAACCAAAGATAAACAAAGAATGGAAGAATTAAAAAATTTAGGATTATCTGTTTTGATAGTAAACGAACTAGATTACTACGAAAATAAATCCAAAGTAATTGAAGAATGTATAAATTTTATTAAAAATGGAAACTGAAAAATTCATAGAATCCCATAAAGTCGAAGATTTAGAAATATGGACTGATGAAGGATGGGTAGATATTCAAGAAGTACATAAAACAATAAAATTTGATGTATGGGCGGTAGAAACCGAAAATTTCGAAATACAATGTGCTGATGAACATATTGTAATTGGAGAAAATAGAGAGGAAATATACGTAAAGGATCTGAAAATAGGAGATAAGATTATCACAGAAAATGGAGCAGAACGTGTAATTAGAGTAGAAAAATTAGATGCGGAACCAGAACACATGTATGATCTGAGCATAGATTCAGAGAATCATACATTTTTCTCGAACGGAATTCTATCTCATAATAGTACTTTGGCTACTATTTTTATGCTTTGGGTGGCTATTTTTAATAATGATCAAAAAATATTATTAGTAGCAAACAAAGAAAATACTGCTGCTGAAATCTTCCGAAGAATTCGTATAGCATATGAAGGACTACCTAATTGGCTCAAAGCACCAGTTACTTATTATGGACTAGAATCTCTCGAATTGCAGAACGGATCTCGCATAAATATAACAACCACAACAGGTACTGCTGCTCGTGGTAGTAGTGCAAATTTATTATTTATCGATGAAATGGATTTTATCCCTGCTAACATGCTGTCTGAGTTCTGGTCGTCTGTATATCCAATTATTTCTTCTTCTAAGAAATCCAAAGTTATTGTAGCATCTACTCCAAAAGATACATCAGGTTTATTATATAAACTTTATGATGGTTCAGTGAAAGGAACAAACAACTGGGCACACATGAAAGTTTTATGGAGCGATGTGCCGGGAAGAGATGAAAAATGGAAAAACGAAACCATAGCAGCACTTGGTGATGTGTCTATTTTCAATCGCGAATTCTGTGTAGAATTCGATGAAGTAGGCGAATCTGCAATTGATGAAAGTTTATTTTCAGAAATGAGGAAATACACAATGGAGCCTTTGTATATTTTTGAAAATGGATGTTACCTTCTCTGGGAAAAGCCAAATGAAGAAAAAATTTATGTAGCTGGAGTAGATATCGCAGAGGGAGTCGGAAAAGATGCTACTGTTATTCAGGTATTAGACATTACCGAACCAACAAGAATAAAACAAGTAGCAATTTACCACAACAATAAAATATCTCCATCCGAATTCACACCAAAATTAAGAGAAATCTTACAACATTGGGGCGATCCATTAGCAATGATCGAGCGTAATGGTTGTGGTGCTCAAGTTGTGGATAACTTAAAACGTGATTTTAATTATGATAATATCGTAAACTGGGGAATTAATAAAGTCGCGAACAAAAAAAACATGCAACATGGACTAGTTTCTCATACCAACACAAAATATACAGGAGTAATGAATCAAAGGTATTGGGTGAACACCGCCAAGTGTGTTCAGATTAATGATATCAATACTGTATTGGAAATGAAAGATTTTGTACGTCAAAAATCCGGTCAGTGGGGAGCAAAACACGGTGCAAATGATGATAGAGTTATGTCATTGATATGGGCATTGATGATTTTACACGAAGAAATTGCTTCTGTATATTTTGATATTATAGATAAAGACGAATTCGGAAAGCCAAGAGTTATAAAATCTATGGATTATGGAATAAGATACTTCAATAATCCGACATCTATCTATACAAATGAAAAAAATGGTTTAGGAGGAGATTCTATGCCTATTATTTTCGGAGGAAGCAATTCAGATAACACAGACATGGATGATTTGATGAATCAAGGATGGAGACATCTAAACTATTAAATAGTTTAATGGGTAATCAATTTGAACAGTCATTATTAAACAAATCAAGGAAAGATAAGTTTGTATTGACAATTTTTCTTCCAGAAGCAATTAGAGAATTAAATTCAAAAGAAGATAGAAATAATTCAAAAGTAAATTTAGAAAGTCTTCAAATGTCTATATACGGAACAATAGTTCCTAGAAATATAATTCCACAAGAAGAAGTCAGGTATGCCGGAAGTACTGTGTATGTATCGTCACATAATAAACCTTCTTATGAACCCGTAAGTGTAAATTTCACTATAGATAATGAATTTAAAAATTATTGGGTAATACACAAATGGTTAGAACTGTTAAGAACAGAAAAAGAAGGATATTATGAACATCCAGAAGAATTTAAAAATGTAGGACTAGGTCAATATTCTACGGATTTTACTATTACCGCAAAAGATGAGTATCATAATGATGTTATACAATGGGTATATAAATCAGCATTTCCGATTTCTCTGGGAGAGATTAATTACAGTTATAGAGATGGAGGAGAAATCGAAACTACGTTTGAGTTTGTATTTAGGCGGGTTGAGACAATTTTGTTACCGTTATAAAAAAATTAGTTTAGAAAATACTAAATATCTTTATGGCAAGAAGCATTCAATCTCCCGGAGTAGAAATCTTCGAAAAAGATCTCACGTTATCTCCTATTTTACCAGCAGGAACGAATATTTTCATGACAGGCTTTGCAACAAAAGGTCCTTGTGATGAAGTTCTTCAAATTACTTCTGTTCAAGAATTAGAACAAGTATACGGAACACCTACAAATCCAGCAGAACGCTATTTTTATTATGGTGCTCGTCAGATTCTAAACAGTTCTAATGGAAATTTATTCGTAAGCCGTATGCCTTATGGAGAAGATGGCGGAGAAGGATATGGATCTAGATATGGTGCATTAGTATATCCAGTAGTATCAGTTACAGAAAATTCAAATGTTCAGAAAACTCGTAATACGAAGCCAATTGCTTCGCAATTTTTAGGATTAAACACAGTAGTTACAGAAATTCTAGCAAATCAAACACTTTCCGCATCAAAAGATGCATTAACTGCTAATGGTATTCCTGATTACGAAAAATACACAGCAACTGAAGGAGCTGCGTTTGTTACAGGATTAACTAATTATTACAATGCAAATATAACAGTTCCTTCTAATAGTGCTGTTGCATTACAAACACAAGCACTCACTAGTTATTTTGTTACATCAAATGATACAGTAGTATCTACTAATCTTGATCTATCTGGAGCTACCTTTGTTCTTGGTGCTCCTAAATTCTTCGATCTTAATCTAGCACAATATCAATCGGTAATTGATGGTTCTGGATTTACTAATACAAATTCAACATGGTCTGCTGCTTCTGATGATGTTAATAATATCAACAGTGTTGCTGATTTCGGAAAAGCTGGTTTGATTATCGTTAATAAGATTCAATCTACTATTAATAATCGTTTCGAAGGACATTATGTTGGTATTGCAGATAATACCAATCTTCTTGCTAACACTGATCATACTTCTATTCGTAAGATTTATACCACAGGAAGCAGTGCGACCAATGGACTAGTAGTAGGCAGTGGTTATGTCGAAGTTCCTACTTCTAAACTTGCTTTCCCTCTTTCAGCAACAACTGATTCTGGAAACAATCGTAATTCCCGAAGCCTTTCTGAAATTCTAGAAAAAGTATCAGATTCATTTCCTGATATGTCAAGTGATAAGTTTGATGATACTATTTCATTTGGATTATTCAAACTTCGTACAAGTCCATACAATCCAGACGCAATTAAACTAGATTTTGCATTTGAAGAAGCACGTACAGGTTCATTTGACTTCTATCGTCAAATCAACAACCAAAATGGTGGAATTGCAAATACATTCTACATTGAAAATGTAGTAAACTCTTCTAATAACGTAGTAACTTTCATCAATAGTTATATTAATGGTAAAAACAGTGGTACTTGGCTAGATGCAACAGGAATACCAACTAAACAAGTACGTGTATTCTCACACAATTCAGTACAAGCACTAAAAGATTCTTTTGAAAGTAATTATTCTAAGTTTGGTTTCCACGTTAATGACGTAGCACAAATTGAATCTTCTATGGATTATGCAGATGCATTATTCCCTGCTGGATGTTTCTCTACATTTACTACTAATGGCAAATCTATCGGTTCTCTTCCATTAAAGATTGATCGTACTCTACGTAAAGTAGAAAATGATGAAATTTTCCCCTTAGATCTAGTAGTAGAAGCTGGACTAGGAACAATCTACGCAACTGCATGTGCAAATCATACTGATTATTTTGACGATACACAAATTTCACAAGGACTAATCGAAGGATTAAGTGCAATGACTAAAAACGATCTAGTTCCTCCTACAGATGATCGTCATAATGTACGTGATAATTACAGCACTATTTTCCAAATTTTTGCAAACTTCTGCGAAAACCTAAGAAAAGATTGTTTATTCATCGCAGACCCACTTCGTCAAATTTTCGTTACTGGTGCGAATAGCTTAGTAATGTCGGATACTACTAGGTCATTCTCGCAGTATATCTATAACCCACTTCGTCATTTATTCGGTACTGCCAATACAAGTTATGCGACTACATATGGCAACTGGATTAAAATAAATGATATGTTTGCTGGTATGAACATCTGGGTTCCATTCTCTCCATTTGCTGCATCTGATATGGCAAATGTTGATCAGAATTTCGAGCCTTGGTATGCTCCTGCTGGGTTTATTCGCGGGAAAGTTACAAACGCATTAGCACTTGCTATTAATCCTAGTCAAAAAAATCGCGACATGATGTACAAAGTATCGGTAAACCCGGTCGCGTTTTTCCCTAATGACGGCTTTAATATTTTCGGTCAAAAAACCCTATTACGTCAACCAAGTGCATTTGATCGTATCAATGTTCGTCGTCTTTTCCTATATCTAGAAAAAGCAACAAAACGTACGGTTAAGTACTTCGTATTTGAACCAAATACAATGTTTACTAGAAATCGCGTTGTTGCTGTATTAAATCCTATTTTTGAAAGAGCTAAAAATACACAAGGGTTATACGACTATATGATTATTTGTAGTTCTGTTAACAACACAAGTTCAGTAATAGATCAAAATGAACTAGTTGTGGATATTTATCTCAAGCCAGTACGTTCAGCAGAGTTCATTTTGGTGAACTTCTATGCTACATCAACTGGAGCCAACTTCAGTGAATTGATGGGACAATAATTAATTCATTAAATAATTAAATTAAAAAATACGGAAGAGTACATTCTTCCGTATTTTTTTGTACTCATTTATTCATAAAAGTTAAATAATTTTGACTCTAAATAATAAATAATCATATGGACGTTCCAAATCAAACAATTAATTCATTTTTCACAAGAGCAGTTACGAACGATTTCTCTCGTGACTTCTTATTTCGTATAGAATCTATTGTTTTTGATCAAGGTGCAGTATTAAGACCAGAAGATCTTCTGTATGCAAAAACTGGAAAACTACCAGCACGTAATATTTCAAATCAAACCGTAAAATATGCAGGACAAACATTTAACATTCCCGGTGCTCATGAATTTCCCGGTTCTGATAACTATGAAATCGAAATGTATTGTCCAGAAACTTCATCAATTCGTGAATTATTGATGAACGAATCTACAAGAACATTTGGTAACGTCTTTGGTGTTGCAGGAAGTGGACAAAATGGTGGTTCTATCGCAAATGCAAATTCTATCATAACTCTTCTTCAATTAAACAAGAATCTTGATGCAATTTATCAATATCGTTTAATTGGTTGTTCTATTCGTAGCGTAGGCGAAGTTGCATATGAAATTGCAGAAGGTGTAGGAGCAGTAAAATCATTCACTGTTAGTGTTGCTTATCATTTCTTTGATCGTACTTCTTTATCAAATAATATAGTTCCTTCTCTAAATAGATAGAGATGGCAGTAGTAACTACTAATAGTTTAGTAAA